GGCCATGCCGATAAGCCGCAACCTGCCCAGTGCGCTCGCCGCCAGTTGGCTTCGCGCGCCGGCGTCGCCGAACAGCGCCGCGAACGTGCGCCGATGAGGCTGCGCAGCGACAAGCCCGTCATCCTTCACGATCTCATGCGAACGCGACTTCTGCCCGCTGGCGGTGCGATGCGCCACCTCAGCTGGTCGACCTCTCTTTGCCATGATCGTCTCTCCTGTCTTTGATCACCAGGTGAACAGCACGCCTTCGAATACAGAGCAGCGCTTCGGCACGAAGAACTCGCGGAAGTCGTCGATGCCCTCGAAGCCATCCGCGCGCGCGAAGTCGGTAACAGGGCCACTGGTCTCGCCCGGAAGTCCCACCTTGATGTCCATCGCGCCATCTTCCGCGCCGAGGCACACCTCGACGCCACCATCGATCATCGGGCTATGGCCGATGAAGATCGGCAACGAGAGCACATCGTCGCCGGACGCGATGCCGAAGAAAGCCCGCTCCGCCGTGCGAGACTTCCACCACAGGTGCAGTTCGTACGGGCAGCGCCACCGGTTCGCCTTGGCGGCCTGCAGGATGATCTTGCCGCGCACCTTGGTCGCCCGGATCGTCTGGCGCTTGACGCGCGCGCCGCCGACATCCTCGCCGCGGCGCTGCCGCAGCCCGGCCTCGATCATCGGCCGCATCGCATCGACGGAAAAACTAAGCAGCATCGCCGCCTCCCTCGTTGCTTCCCGCGCCGGGCGGCCAGCGCCGCTCCGAGGGAAAGGATTTTTTCTGACGCGCCAGCTTGTCCATCTGCTCGACCACGAACGGCTTGCGCTGCGCGAGGTAGTATTCCCGCCACCGGTGCCACTCCGGCATCGACGGATCGAGCTCGAAGAATTTCGGCTTGGCGGCGAAGGCTTCCCACATGCCGTCGCGCACGTAGCTGCCAGCGTCGCAAAGCTTCCAGCTTCGCCGGCGGCGCTCGGCGACGAAGTCCGGAATGCGGGCGAGCGCAGCGATCCGGGCGGCAGAATCCCGCTTCAACCACAGCCGCCGCACCCGGTCGGGGGCCATGCACTCGCCGCCAGCGCGGTGCCACGCAGCGAGAAAATCATCGGCGGTCGGGACGCGTTCCTCGCCTGCGCTGCCCATCCGCGACAACGCGGCTGGCGGCTTGGCGCCGAAATCGCCGCGGTCTTCCATTGGCGGCCCGCTGCCTCGCCCAGCAACGGACGGTGCGGCGTCGGGCAGCGGGACGTCCGATTTGAATCCCGAAGCACTTGCCCCGATTTCGGGCGGCGGTTCGGGGTCGGGGGGGTAAGGGGGGGTATTATTATTATTATTACTTTCTCCGGAGGGCGGCTCAGCCGTATCCGGCTCGCCCGCATGCGGAAAACCCGGCTGCGGCAAGGAAGCAACAGGTCTGGCCGGCGGCGCCGGTCTACTTGGCGGCACCGGCGGCTCCGCCTCCGGATGTTCGAACGGCACTTCATCGTCGATCGGCGGCGACCCGCCGCCATCGTCGTCGAGCTGCGGCGTGTCGAAAACCAGGTATTCCTTGGCCACGAACTCGCCGCCCTGCCCGCGGATCATCTCGCCTGCGCGGACGTAACCGGCCTCAATGAGCTTCGCCAGGATGCTGTAATACTTGTCGCGGCCGACATCCCACCGCTTGCGGATTTCCCACGGGTGCATCTGCCAATCGGTCGGCAGCGACAGCAGCTTGGCGAGCGCACCGACACCTTCGATCCCGAGAGCGGGATCGTTGATGGTCGAGTTCGGCAGGTTCGTGTACGAGCGATTGCGCCCGCCACGAAAGATCGTCGTCGGCTTCTTCGGCCGGTTGGCCGCGTCCGATGCGCCATCGCGCGCCGCGTAGTCCGCGGCGTGCTGAGACTTCAAGCTAGATCCGGTCATGCGGCTATTCCGCGCTCCGATGGGTCGGGTACGCGGTGGGACAGGACTGACTCATACTGAACAGAGGCGAGCCGGCGAGCGCCTCCAGCGCCCGCCGTTTCCGCGCGGCATCGCGCTTCGAGATCTCGGTAGCGCCGAGCGCCAGCGCCTTGGCCCGCTTCGCTTGGCAGATGTTGTAGTGGCCACGATGAAAGTGACGGCGCGCGATGCTGAGCCGATCCGCCATGGCATGCAGCTCGTCCGCCCCATCGGCGACCATGTGGCACATCAGCATCCGGCCATAGGGCAAACGCGCATCATCGACGTAGACGGTCATGAGCGCACCGCCCGTCCCTCAGCATCCCGCTGCAGCTCGATCGCGTGGGTGATGTGCCAGAGCCCGTTAGCGCGCTTATAGAGCTCACCGAGCAGCCACGGGACAATGACCGCCTTCCAATCGTCCGACGATACCCAGCCGCTGCCATTGTTCATGCAGTTAATGTCGAAGATCCCGACTTTCTTACCATCGGAGGAAAAGGCGGTACCGACCCAGTGGGTGTAACGGTATCGCGCGCGCATCGGCACGCCAGGCTGGGTCCACGGTCCCTCCCACTGAACGCGAGCCAAGCCGAACTTCGGCCAGCCGACGAAGGTGCAGGTGGCACCACCACATTTGTCGCCAAGTTTGTTGCACGACCATTGCGCTCCGACGCTGCGCAGAACGTGGAACATCAGCGTCGGATTGGTATAGCGCTTGGACTCGAAATCACCCATGTGAGGGCGAAGCTCGTCCAGCGTCATGCCCACCATCGCGGCGATGGCGCCAGGACCACAGTTCGCTCCCCAGTCATCGAACGCTCGATGAGCGTCATCTATCGTGAACCTCGGCTGATGGACCTTCATGCCGCCACCCACTGGTCGGGGCCGACGCGCCGGCCGGCGCCGAGCTGCAGCACTTTGCGGATTTGTTCGCGGGCAAACCTTCGGCCCTGCGCCTTTGCGTGGGTGCGCAGCGCCCGCCACACGTCCTCGACAGACACCGGCCCCTGCTGATCGCTCAGCCATGCGGTGACGACCTGACGCCAGGAGCCACCGAGCGCCATCACCACCACGCCGCGCGGCAGGCGCAAGGGCGTGAGCAATCCCGCAAGGCCACTGTCGGCGAGCGCATCGAGATCGGCTGCGCCATAGGCAGCGAGCAAGACGGGAGCGCCGGAATTGGCCACTTTCCCGTCACGCGTGGTCTGCGGTGCACCGTCAGGCTTGTGGAAGATCACACGGCCCTCGAGGAACAGCAGTCCCGAAGCGGCAGAGCGAATGACCTTGAACCATTGTGTATCGGTACGGGCGTGAACGAGCGCGATACCGCAATCATGCTGCGCCATCTTGGCCAGCCATAGGCCGATCTGCCGCGTGTCGAAAGGAGGATTGAGCCAGACGCGACCGAACCAATCGAGCGCGAGGCCGTCATCCGCCTCGGTAAAGGTGACGCCGGCGCAATCCCAGGGACGAACGGCGTTGCCGCAAGGATCGAGATCAAACTTGCCTAGCCGATCTAGGATCCGCCGCGGCGTGATATGAACCTGCGAAACGCCGATGGTCCGCTGGTGAGAACCGAGGGTCATCGTTCCACCCCGAGGCTGCGGATCAGGTTGCGGCTGTCCGCCCAGCGGGCATGGCCGAGCCAGGCCGACAGGAAGCGCTCGAGGCGCTCGGTCTCGCCGCCGGCGCGATAGGCCCTGATCTTGCGCCGGGCGGCCGTGACGCTGTCCTTGCGCAGCAGTTTGTGCGTTGCCCAGATGCGATAGCCGAGGAAGTTGATGCCGCGCGCCGCCGGCGCCACCTGCCATTTCGAGAAGCGCAGGCCGAGCTGCTCGCGCGAGAAGGTCTCGATGCTGGCGCGGACGGCCTGCAGGTGGGCGCTGTCGTGGCCCAGCACCACCAGGTCGTCCATGTAGCGATACCAATGCCGCTCGCCGAGCGCCTGCTGGAGGTGCCGATCGAGCGTCGCGCCGGTGTAGAGGTTGGCGAAGATCTGCGACGTCAGGCTGCCGATCGGCAGGCCGATGCCGGTGCGCGGGATCATCGCCTCGATCACGCGGCGCGTGCCGGCGCAGGAAATCTTGGCGTCGATCAGATCCCACAAGGTGGCGCGCTCGATCGAGGCGAAGTAGCGCGAGAAGTCGGTCTTGAGGAAATGCACCGCGCCGCCGCGCGCGAGGCGCCGCAGGTCGCTCTGCAACAGCGTCGCGCAGGCATGGGTGCCCTTGCCCTTCCGGCAGGCGAACGCGCGCGGCAGCATGGCGCGATCGAAAATCGGGTTGATGACCAGACACACGGCCTGCTGCGCCACGCGATCGCGGAACGGCGCAGCGCTGATGAGCCGGCGCTTGGGATCGAGGATGAAGAATTCGTGCGGCGCGCCGGCGACATAGGCGCCGTCGCGCATGTCGTCCGCCAGCTGCGCCAGGTTGAGCGCTCCATATTCCTTGAAGTCGAGGAAGCCGGCCGACAGCCGCTTGCCCCGCGCCGTGAGGCGCAGCGCGTTTGCCATGTTGTCCGGCGAGGTGATGTGGCCGATCAGATTTCGGTAGCGCTTGGTCATGCGATGAAAAACAGAACGAGAGGACCAAAGACAAACGCCGCCACAATGACCCATCCAAAAACTTCGAAGCAGATGCCGATCAACCGCAGAATCATGTCGGGCCTCCGATGTTGCAAAGATTGCTGGCGGCAGGCGATCCCATGCGGAACCGTCGCATTCGCGAGGCTCGCCTTCCGGCACCAGCTCAGGCCAACCGAAAGAAGCGCCGGCCGCGGGTCTCGAAAGGTGAGCCTGCGCAAAGCTCCGCCCCCTACGCCCCGCTATGCCGGACCGTGAAGTGTGTTCGCCGAAGCAGGACCGGCGGGCTGACCACAGACCCCGCCGGCAATAGCCGGCGAGCGTGTAGGGCCGGCCGGACCGTGATCCGTGCCGCGCCTCAAGCGCCACGTCGTCGAGCGCAGCACATGACCCGCAGGCCATGTGCGAAGTCCGCGACGTTGCGCTCATGAGAATGTCGTCACTGCGCCCACGCGCGCCCAAATTGTCGTCCGAGTTCTCGGGCCAGTAGTCGAGGTTCGCGTAGCGCGAGCCCGCGTTCGAGCCGTTGATCCAGGAGCCGCCAAAGATGGACGGACGCGGCCGCATCATTTCCCCGCCTGCCCTTCCCTGAGCTTCTTCTTCCAGGAGCCAAGCATCCGCCCCGGCTCCGACAGCAGGCGCAACGCGTATGCGTGCTGGTGCGGAGTGACGATGCGGATCTCGGCCCGGACGAGGAAGCGCAGATAGGAACGCAGCGTCGCGAAGCGCGCATCGACGGTGTGAAGCCGCGACAGGTTCTTCGACT